ATCAAGGCAAAGATACAAGGCTACTTGAAAAGTATAGCAGAAGCTTGGAAAGAGGGCGACGAACATACCGAGGCTATTGTATACATAGCAAGATTAGAGTCGGCAATACTTGAAGTCAAAGGCGTACTTGATGTAAATAACACTAAGCTCAACAAAAAAAGTAACAATTTAACTTTGCGAAGTGATGAAATTCCGAAGGCGGGTGAGGTAGAACTATCATGAATGTAGATACAGAACAATACTTGCCGCTGCATATAGCAGAGATAGAAGAATTTAAAAAGATTACAAAGACTTATGATGAATATCTAAAGCTTGCATGGCAGTCGCTAAAAAGAGAAGAGTTAAACAGAGTGCTTGCAACTATGGATGAGACAGAGTGCGAGCAGTGGGAAAAGCTTTTAAACATTGCGATAAATCCTGTCGACAGCTTAGAGGATAGAGTCAACCGCATAAGGGGCTATCATGTGTCCGATTTACCGTACACTTTCAATAAGCTTGATGAAGTATTAAAAGTTGTATGCGGTGTGGACAACTACAAGTTGAAAGTGGACAACTCAAAATATCTGGTTGATTGTGGTGTAAAGCTTGTATCCATACCAATGATTGAAGTAGTAGCCGACTTGATAAGAAAAAGGGTGCCTGCAAATATGCTTGTAAATGTATATGCGTTATTTAACAGATGGGAGCGTTTTAAGACTATGCAATGGTCGGAGCTGACCACAGGAACTTGGAATAGTTTTTATAGTGATAAAAGATGGCAGGAGGTATAAAAAGTGCAAAAAACAAAATATTTTAAACTAAATAAGCCACAATTATCAGACTTTGCGAATATCGAAGAAGCTATAAATCCTTCTATGGATATCATAGATACAAAATTAAAAGAGCTGGAAGATAGTAAGGTAAGTGCTACAGATGGAACTATAGCAAATGTGAATTTGCCTGCTGCATGGGTGGAAAATGTAGATATTACAGATATCAACCAGATAGGCGGAAGAAGAAGCTTAAAAAGCATTTTAAGTGCTATTATAGGTGGACTTAAGTTTGTGCATAGCTACTTTAAAAATACAAAGATTGTATGGATGAGGGTAAATGGTTTTACGGGCAATGCACCATATACCTTACGCATAGACGTTCCGGGAATAAAAGCAGGTGATACACCTGTGATAAGCCACTCTATACTTGACGGTGTGACTGATGCAAATGCAATAAAAGGCGCGTGGAAGTCATATAGCTGTATAGATAAGATAGAAATATTTGACGGATATATTATAGTAAAATGTTTTAGAAAAAGACCGATGCAAGACATATTACTTGCAGTAAAAGGGGGATGATATGGCTGATGCGATATTGATGAGTGGCGGAGTTGGTGGAGTCACATCTGATGATGTGACTGCTACAAAAAATCAGGTATTGAGAGGATATAGAACAATAACTACAGATAGTGGTGATGAGGTGGTGGAAGGCACTTTCCCCACCACCAGTGATGCCGATTCAATAGAGGAATTTTGGTACTATAACGATCATGGCAAGGATAGTTATGTAACCCGTATCCTGGAAGCGGCTTATATAAGGTATTGGAATGCAGACAGAACGCAGAGCTGGAATCCATGGATACGGATTCCAAGGCAACTAATAAAAAATGCCATTAACTATCATCCGGAATTTACAATCGATACTATAACAACCCTTAATGAAAAAGGGCATATACCGGACAGAGGTGATGGTGCAGTTGTAAGCTATTTGCAAGGTCGTGAAGACTGGGCAAATAGAATTTGGGTTTTGTTTAAGAATGGGTGGTATCATAGAAATCCTTGGGATGATGGACAAGGACATATACATGAAGCTTTTGTGTATGTGACCTATGAGCAACTAAAAAATCTTTTTGGGATTGACGGGTCTAAAATGCTACAAGGTTATGGAATAGCAGGTGTCCAAGGCACCATAACTCCAAGATCGAATGAAAATATGACAACCGAAATCGTTAATATCGGATGGACTACTCCTAAAAAGATAGGTCTAAGATTCCCACCGGGATACTATCCTCAAGCAGGTCAACATCAGCCAATTGTAGAAGTGAATTATGGGGATTTGGCTAATACTTTAGGTATTAGAGCCGATAAGATGCTCAATGATATAAATATATTAGGCATTCAAGGCAACATTCCTTACTGGGTCAGTTATACAAAGCAAGTGATTTCGGCTATAAATAACGAAGGATTTGTATGGGATGATGATACAGGAGCAAATAGAGGTAGAGGAATCGTTAGTAAAATAGCAAATGGTCATGTTATTGCCGGAGCCGATTGGGTGTTCCTGCCAAGTCCAAATTTATATCCGCAAAATGTACGTGCTGGAGTGAACATAAATGGTGTAGTTGGTACAATGCCTGACTATTCAACTGGTAGAACGGTTTTTAACGGTGCCACTTTCGATGGTGTGCTGGTATCGGGAGTGGCAGCAAAAGGATTTTATTATAATGACACATATTTTGCCTACTTTATAGAAAATGGCTTTGGATATGGCGGCATATACAATGGGGGTATGAATTTACAAATGTCTACAACTACACCTTCTTTAAGGAGTAGACGTATAGGTTGTGTACTGTCACAGTCTATCAATGTCACACCTTTTAGTCAGATAGTTGTATACTACAAAACTGTAGCCAATATTCAAGGCTCACCATATGCGACACTTGAGACACATATAAGCCATGCAAGTGTGCGGGGGCAAGTACAAACCGGCGGTATACTTGTAGATACTATAGACGTGATTAGACATGGGTATGCTAATCCGATATCGGATCGTGAAGGCCAAATTGTGTTAAATGTAAGAGATATAAATGAATTTATTTTCTTAAGTTTTGGTGCCTATTGTAATGTGGACAGAAACAATGATATTTTTGCAGGATCCGTACAAATTACAAGAATAGATTTTGCAAATTAAGAGAGGAGTATATATGAAATATACAGTATTTTATAAGCCTGACGGTACGCTTGTATCTGTGGTATCTGAACAGGCAGACCCTGACAATATAAAGGTCGGTACTTTTGAAGTACCGGACGGCAATGTCATAGACAGTATAGATATAAGTGGCAGGGAACCTGCTGCCATATCACATGCGACACCTATGGGGGATATGAGCAAAATACATGGGGAACTTGAGGCGATAAGCAAGTACAGCACCTAATAATATGGTTGCCGAGGAAAGTGATAATTAAGGATTTCTAATATTTAGAAGTCCTTTTTTAATATTATTTTTTGAAAAGGAGATAAAAATGAAAGCAATTTATGATCTGTTTGCGACTCTGTCAAATGCCAATGATGTAGCTAAGTAAAAAAGAGGGGGATTTTGCTTTGAATTTACTTAAAGATTGGTTTTTAGCCCTTCAGGTGAAGGACATTATATCGCTTGTGGCTTGGGTAGTCGGGGGGCTTAGTATCCTTATAGAATTCAATAAGAAAATCCCTCTGCATCCACTCAGTCACATAGTGAAGTGGATGGGTAGCATCTTAAATCGTGAGACTTTAGAGAAGCTTAGTGAGATAGCGGAAAAAAGCTCACAAACAAAGGAAGAAGTAAAAGAAATTAATGAAAGATTGACACGCTTTGAAGAGGATACAAATGATAAGCGTGCAGTCGATATGAGAAATCAGATTATAAATTTCTCTGAAGATTTGAGACTTGGCCATATCTTTTCAGTAAAGCAATTTGAAACAATAATGTGTACGGTGAGCAGATATTATGACCACTGTGAAAAACACAATATTAAAAATCACTATATTGACGAAGAGACGGCATATATAAGAGAGAAATTCAGAGAAGCAAGAGAAAGGAAGTAATAAAATGAAGTTTAGCAAAAATACTTATGATGTTTTGAAGTGGGTAGCACAGTTTTTACTACCGGCAGCAGGTACACTTTACTTTGCACTTGCAAGCATATGGAATCTTCCACATGGCGAGCAGGTGGTGGGTACAATTACCGCAGTAGACACCTTTTTGGGCGTGCTTTTGGGTATAAGTTCAAATACATATTATAAGGATCTAAAAAATTTATAATTGAAGTTTGAGGGCTGCAAAGCCCTCTTTTGAATTTGGAAAGGAAATTCAAAAAGCAATGCCAAAAAGTAAGACATACGAAGAGTTTGTAGAAAAATTTAAACCTAAAAAGACGACAGACGACTGCTACACTCCGCCTGCAATATATGAGGCGGTAAAAGATTGGGTAGTAAAGGAATACGGTCTTGAGGGCAAAGAGATAGTAAGACCTTTTTATCCGGGAGGAGATTTTGAAAGTTATGACTATCCTGCAGGTTGTGTGGTGATAGATAATCCACCTTTTTCGATACTTTCAAAAATTTGCAAGTGGTATATAGAGAAAAATATAAAATTCTTTTTGTTTGCTCCAAGACTAACCCTCTTTTCAAAAAATTTGGATGCAACATACATAATTGACGGAGCGCCGTCAATCGTATATGAAAATGGAGCAAGAGTTAACACTTCCTTTATAACAAATTTGGATACTTGTAGGATAAGAAGTGCAAATGGTTTAAAGCAAGCGATAACTAAAGCACAGGAAGAATCCAAGCCGAAAGGACTGCCGTCTTATGAGTATCCAGATAATATAATTACATCAAGCAGCTTAGAAGCGTTTGCAAAGCAGGATATTGAGTTTAGATTTGAGAAAGATGAAGTGCATTTTACAAGAAACTTAGACGCGCAAAAAGCTTTTAAAAAGTCGATATATGGAGCAGGTTTTCTGATATCAGATAAAAAGGCCAAAGAATTAAGAGAGGCAAAGCGGAAAGAAACAAAGAAAATATTCGGAAATGCAGAATCAAAAATTTGCTGGGAGCTTAGTGATAGAGAAAAAGAAATTATAAAAAATCTTGGATAGAAAGGAGTAAAAATATGATTAAAATAGGACAGGCAAGCAGAGATGAAAGAGGAAGATACAGTGGAGGCATAGCAGGTGATCAGGACGGCAAAGAGGTAGCAATACGTGAGTGGTATAATCGCCCTTGGAATAAAGTTTTAAGGTGTAAAGATTCCAGCAAAGCTGAAAAGATAGCTACAGCTGTGGAAAAGGCTTGCAAAAATGACAATATTGGCTATGACCAGTCACAAAGGACTACTTTATATAGCCTTTGTAAAGCCAATGGCTGGAAGATAGAGGATATAAAGACACCTTGTGAGACCGATTGCAGTGCTTTAGTGGCGGTATGTGTAAATGCAGCAGGCATAAAGGTATCGGGCGATATCTATACAGGAAATGAGGCGGTGGCGTTGCTTAAAACAGGAGAATTTGAACTGCTATCGGCTCCTAAGTACTTGCTATCTGATGAGTACTTAAAGCGTGGAGATATACTTCTGTACGAATTTCACCACACCGCAATAGCACTTGAAAATGGAAAGAAAGCGGAGAAGACTAAGCCTGTACAGGTAGAATATCCGCTTGGCTGGAATGTGGCCAAAGACGGACAGTGGTGGTATGCTGATACTCCACAAACCATTATTGCAGGTAGATGGGCATATATTGACGGCAGGTGGTATGTATTCGACCAGAAGGGATACATGATAAAAGGTTGGTTTAAGCAGGGAGATGACTGGTATTATATGAATCCTGATGATGGCGCTATGATATCAAGTCAGTGGGTGGATATAGACGGTAGGTCTTATTACTTTACTCAGTCAGGCTTGATGGCCAGAAATGGATACATAGAGGATGCAAGTGAAAAGATGTATTTCTTTGTAGATGATGAGGGTAGATATATAAAAGAACTTGATACAGATGCCCCTGATTTAAGTAAATATGAAGTTATAGAGTAAAAGAAGAGGCAAGAGAGTCACATCTCTTGCCTTTTTTTAATGCTATCTTTGTATTTTTCCCATAGGTCGGGGTAATTTTCTTGATACCACTCAATAAAACCGCTATACAATTTCTTCTTAGCCTCTTGATAAGCTGTGGAAGCATCCTCCGGTGTATCGTATACACCAAGATGATATTGCTTACACTTAAATTTTATATTTGCCCTATATCGCCCGCTTTTTAATTGCGATACACCAGTGTAGCCAGAGGTATTATTTGAATTTTTCATACATTTCGGACGAGTTGCTGCAGTAAGATTTGTACCGCCCTTGCTTAGATCCGATATCCTTTGATGTCCTTTTTTTAGATTCTCTTTTGCACAATTATAGCAGGCCTTTATGCTTCCTGATGTAAGCGAAATGTATTTTATAGAGCTTTCTTGATTGCACTTTAAACATAAACATCTGGCATATGAAATATTATTTTTTATATCATCAAAGCCTAATACTTTTAAATTTCCAAATGTCTTACCGGTGTATAGGCTTTCATAATGCTGAATTTTTTCTTGCCGTGCATCCTTCCTTTTGCAGTCCAAGCAACCCGAATTTTTATGTATAATTATAGAAGGGGTTAATGTAAAGATTTTACCACATCTAAGACATTGAACATTGTACTTTCTGGGATAATTTTGTGAGATAGAAAGTACTTTTATATTTCCGAGGGTCTCTCCAATTTCTATAATCTTTTTCATGCTCTTCTTCTTTCTGCAAACCCTCTTTCGAGGGCTTGCGTTTTTTTAGTTTTGTTTTATCTTAACTTTGCCTCTGCCATAAGTCTTTCAAAAACCTCTGGCTTTTCATCGTATCCTTCTACCGTCTTAAGGCCTTCAACATCTTCATCTGATAACTTGTAAAGGTTTACCTCAAACTTTGCTCCATCATCCATTGCAATGTAAAACTTGTTGTTTGCCTCGTCCATCTCTACGCTGTTTACCATGTTAACTGTGTACTTCATTTTTGTATCCTCCAAAATTTGTTTTTTCCTTTGTACTCCTGTACCTCTCTTAACTGTCTTTATTATAGCACGCATTGCGTATTATGTCAACACTTTTTAAAATATTTTAAAAAGTTTTTTCGTGTGATATTTCGTGTTGCATAGTTTAGAATTTTATCGGAAAAACAAGAAAAATACTTCTTTTTAGAGATAAAAAATAACGCTAGAAATGGCTTGGTTTCTAGCGTTATACAGAAAAGCGTGATATATAAGGATTTTCAAAAATGGCTTTCACGGGTCCGAGTCCCGTCAGCAGCTTAAAAAGCCTTGAATTTGTTTCAAGGCTTTTTGCATGTATATTATTTTTAAAGTTAAGGTGATAAAATTTATATATAGCCGTAAATACCTCTGACACTTACTTCACCGCTGATAATTCTTTTTATTTTTCCGTCAGCATTTACAAGTAAGGCTCCGGTTTCATCAATTCCAAGTGCAGTTGCATTATACTCGCCCTTCGGGTCAAGTATTCTGACTTTTCTGCCGACATTTGCCAAATGGCTTTCATACTTTGCTTTGATAGAAGTCATATCCTCGGTTTGCAGAAAAATATCAAAGTTCTCATAAAAATGATAGATAACGCTTGCAATCAGTCTTGCTCTGTCCATGACTATACCGGTTTCAATAAGCAGTGAGGAGGCCGTATTTGCTATATCAGCCGGAAACTCATCATTATTTACATTTATCCCGACACCTGAAATAATATACTTTATTCCGTCCATATCGGAACTCATTTCAGTAAGTATCCCGCAAATCTTCTTTGAATTGATAACTATATCATTCGGCCATTTTATAAGAGGTTTTGTAGAATAAAGTTCCTCTATGGCATCACAGAGTGAGGCGGCCATTACCAGAGTAATCATAGAAGTTTTTTCAAGCGGCAGATCAGGTCTGATACACAGGCTCATAGAAATACTTGTTGTACCGGGTGAAGTCCAACTCCTGCCAAGCCTGCCCTTGCCGAGAGTTTGTGTATTTGCCACCACAAGAAAATCCGAGGTAATCGAGTCGGCTGCTTTCTTGGCATAAGTATTGGTGGAATCTATCTGATTAAAGTATATAACCTTTGGGAGAGTCTTATATTTGTATGAGTGCATGCATTGTTCTATTTCTATCCGGTTTAAAATACCTTTATTTTCTAAAAGCAGATATCCCCTGTTATTGACCGACTCAATATTGTAGCCGTCATTTTTCAGTGCATTAACAGCTTTCCATATGGCTGTTCTGGATACTCCAAGTCTGTTTGATATAGTTTGACCGGATATATGACTGCTACTTGCAAGCAGTATTTTTAAAACTTCATACTTTAACAT